ATAATGCTAGTTCTTATATAACAGTATCTGGTAATAATATACCTATAGCATATATAAGATTATATGGTGATGACGATATAGGAAGTAGTGTTGTTTATGCAAATGACAGCAGGATAAACTCAGGCTTTGGTGTTTATGTAAGTCCACCAGATAAAGAAAGCCATGGATTCACATTTTATTATAGATATACAATAAGGATAAACCCTGGTTACTGTAAACTTGTATCTGCAAGTTTTTACGCTGCCACAGCAAAAGCTCTTCGCAGAACATATACAATAAACCTTCCAGAAAAGGGCTTATATGACGTTCGGGTTTGCAGAACAACTGCTGATACTACATCAACGCAAATTCTTGACAAATGTTACTGGGGAACATTACGCGCTGTTTCTAAAGTATCTCCAATTAAATTTCCAAAGCCACTTGATATAGTTAATATATACGTAAAAGCTACGGATCAGCTTAATAACACGATAAGCGATTTTAACACTGTATGTCAGTCTTATTGCCTTGATTGGAATAAAACAACATCAGAATGGGAACTTGCGGCAACGTCTAATCCTGCATCGCTTTTCAGACATGTTCTACAACATCCTGCAAATGCAAAGCCAGTTCCTGATGATCAAATAGACCTTGAACAGCTTGCCTATTGGCATGAGTTTTGTGAAGAACATAACTTTGAATTTAACCACGTACTCGATACACAAGACAGTGTTTTTAATATACTACGCGCAATAACATCCGCAGGCCGTGCATCTGTATCACGACCAGACGGGCAATGGTCGGTTGTAATTGATGAACCAAGAAACAATGTAATACAGCATTTCACACCCAGGAATTCATGGGGATTTTCAAGTACAAAAATTTTACCTGAAATACCACATGCATTTCGTGTCACATTTATCAACGAAAGAAAGAACTACCAGACTGACGAGTATATTGTTTTTAATGATGGCTATAATAACAAAAACGCGACCCTTTACGAAGGGCTTGAACTAAAAGGTGTCACAAATCCTGATCAAGTTTATAGTCTTGCGCGTTATCACATGGCTATTGCAAAATTACGGCCTGAGCGCTACGAGTTTAGTGCCGATATGGAACATATTGTTTGTACTCGTGGTGATCTGATACGAGTAAGCCATGATGTAACATACTGGGGAATATCAAGTGGGCGCGTCAAAAGTGTTGATGGGCAAACGATAACTGTTGATGAATTGTGTCCTATGCAAGAGGACATTACATATACACTGCGTTGGCGGGATAACACTGGTGTTTCACACACACGTGACGTTGTAACAGATAGTGAAGCTACGACAACAATAATATTGTCTGGTGAAGGAGATGTCCCGTCAGCGGACGATCTGTTTATGTTTGGCGAAACAGCACAAGAAACTGCCGAACTTATAGTTACGTCGATCACACCTGGTGCTGATATGACTGCTATAATAAATGCAGTTGATTATTCACCAGATATTTTTGATGTTGATACACAAGAGATTCCAGATTTTAATTCAAATATAACACAACCATATATTCCGAAATATAATATACCAGAGCCACCACAAATAACATCTATAGTATCTGATGAGACAGTATTAGTTTCTCTTGATGGACGTACTGTACCAATAATGCGTATTAACTTTTTTACGCCAGATTGTGATAGTGTTAAAGTTCGACATCGTTGCCCTGATAAAGAAGATGAATGGATTTATATAACAGGTGATGCTGCTAATGGATTTTTGGATGTTAACAATGTATTAGAAGGTGATACACATGAATTGCAAATAAGCGGGTATAAAGTTGGAATGCTAAGTGACTGGTCGCCCTTAATGCAACATACTATTGTTGGCCGCAGGTCAGAACCACCAACGCCTACAGAGATGACTATTGAAGGCAATACAGTTACGTGGAAAATGCCATCATTTGTGCCCATTGATGTTGTTGGTTGGGAAGTGTATGCTACAATGAATGTTAGTGATAGTTTTGATGTTGCTATGTTGTTAACAGAAACATACACACGTGACCAGTTTTTTGATATAACACCGTGGTCAAAAATAGCTAAAAGAATATGGGTAAGAACTGTTGATGAACTTGGAAATTATAGTTCTATAGTTACAATAGATGTTAATATAAATGGTGTTCCTGTAGATAATGTTGTTAAAACAATTAGTCATGCAGATGATGGATGGCCGGGCACGTTAAAAAATGGATTTATAACAACAGAAAATGCATTACAAGCAAACAGCTCAGATCAGATGTGGGCTAGTACACAAATATGGGATACAGAAGCTTTTTGGGGTACTGGTTATAAAGAAATGACATATGACTTTGTCCAGATAGTCACAGATAAATATAATCGTGCAAATATATCAGTTGATGTTGATATAGAACAAGGCCATATTGCTCAGATACTGTATGTGTATGGGCAAAAAAGACAAATGTGGCCTGAAGAACAAATGTGGATTGAAGATGTTATGTGGGGCTCAGAACAAGAGGCATTATGGAAACCACTTCCTGATTATATAAATGGCCGTACTGGTGATGAAATTTATATAAAAGTAAAAACAACAACAGATGAGTTTACACTTATAAACGATGTAGCAGTGACTTTAGATGTTCCAGATTATGAAATATCTTATGATAGATTTGAAGTATCTAATACAGGAACAATAATTCCAGTACCACTGAATAAAATGCGATGGATTAAAACAATAACTTTTGGTCTTGAACATATAGAAGGAAATAATGCAGTTAACGTACAAGTAATTGATCGTGGTGATATAACAGACGGAATTTTAACAACAGGTCCAACAGTTCGATGCTTAGATTTGTCTGGCAACGCCGTTGCTGGCATTATCGACGCTAGAATTCAGGGCGCAGCATTTGAGGAGTAAAGAAAATGGCAGAATTTCCTGAAAGCAGTGTAATATTTGACACATCACCAACATGGACAGCAGCACTTGCACGGACTGAATTTATGAAGTGGCTAGACGCGACAATGCAATTGCCCGGCGGCCAAGAGCCAGAAAGTTTAACGATCACATCAGGACAGATAACACCTTCAAGTGCTTTTTGTATAGTTGATACAGAGGAATCTGCTGAAAGTGATACGCTTTCAGTCATCGTGTCTGATAATTTACAATCTGGTGCTATTATTGCACTTCGCGCAACAAGTTCTGAAAGAACAGTGACTTTAGAACATAGCACTGTTACTAATGGTATTATACTCAATAGTGGCGCTAATTCTACACTATCATATCAAACATGGGTATTATTACAGCATATTACAGGTGCTTGGCACGAAATTGAATATAAAAACTTAGCAATTAACACAGAGTATGATAATTCAACAAGCAGCCTTACATCAACCAATATACAAAATGCCATTGATGAAACAGTCAATAGATTAGATGATGTAGAGGTTATTACTTATGCTAGTAATGCAGCAACAGTATCGTGGAACATGGAAACGGATACATGGTCTGGTACTCCACATGCTAATGCTGCACATGAATCTATGAGACGTTGTGTTGTTGATAATACGGGAACCGTGCAGTACTACTTGGATGAATATGACAGCACATTACAAGCGGACGGTGTAACTCCAGCTAATCTTGACGGAACTGACGGTCAGGTGATGGTTGAGATCGCACCGTTCTATGTACGAACAGCATTTAATGGTCATGTTGCTACATGGTCAGTATCTCCTGAGCCATTACCTGGATATGTCTTGCATCCTGCCTTTGACGGTGGTGTACTGAAATCGTATGTGGGCGCGTATGACGCGATTGTCTATGACACCAGTGCCGGCGCGTACATCAACGGTCTGAACCTGGACGATAACACTAGCCGAGTAGCACTAGGGGAAGATATGCTGGCATCCGTTGCAACAGGTAACTTCCCAATGGTTGGATTGACACGTAATGAATTCCGCATATTGGCTGAGAACGCAGGATTCCAGCTTTATGACTTCTGGCAGTGGCAAGCGGTGATGATGCTGTTTGTTACCGAGTACGGCAGCTGGAACAGTCAAGCGGTGTTGGGGCGTGGTAACGTGGATCGTACATATGTAGAATCAAGTAGCGATCAGGCAGATTCCCCACACACTGCTCCCGGTTTAAGCAACGTCATTGGCAACGGCTCCGGCGGCATTGATGACGCAGATGGTAATCCATGGGTTTCTTACCGTGGAATTGAAAACCCCTGGGGGAATTGTTGGAATTTTGTTGACGGATGGAATATACAAGACAGACAATCGTATGTATCAAATGATGAAACTTCTTTTGCAGATGATACAGCAGTTGGATACGATGCCATAGGTGGACTGATGCCCATTGGATCAAACAGTGTAATCAAGAACTGGCAGTTTGTTGATAACGTCTTTCTTGTGCGTACGGTTGACGACGGAGCATCTACAAGTGCATTTGTCACTGACAATTTTTGGACTAGTACTGGTTGGCGCGTTGCGAGTGTCGGCGGCGGTGCTGGTGATGCGCTGTCGGCGGGGTTGGCGTGCTGTAGTCTGAATGATGATTCGGCTTTTCGTTATCGTCATCTTGATGCGCGGTTATCCAAAAAACTCAGAAGTTAGATGCTTTGGTTGTTTCGTATATGAAACTACATTACGAATGTCAGCAGCGATGCAAAGAATCTTTGGTATAAAACAATAGGGAGTTATAAATGGAAACTATCATAGATCAACAGTTACCAAAATTTGAAACACGAGGAAGAATAACACGTGTAAATTTTGATGAAGAACAGTTTTCGCAAGAATCAGAAGGTAAAGGACCAAAACAAATGTGGAGATACGTTACAGCATGTTTTCCATGTACTGCTGGACTACAAAAAAGAATTGACGCTATTATTGATGCAATAGGAACAAACGATGAAGAGTCGCGAGACAAAGCAGATATGCTTGCCAGGGAGTCAGTTGGGCAGACGCTATCCGATGAATATCTCTGGGAAATGCAACGCAGGTCATATAAAAGAGAACGTGACGTCCTTTTGCAAACAATCACATATACATTCCCGGACGGCTCTGTCATCCAGGTGCGCCCACAAGATCAGAACAATATCCAGACTGCAATTGACGCCGGTGAGCCGCAACTGTGGATCATGGAAGACAACACAGTTAGACTAACAACTGTTGACGAGCTATCAACAGCTCTTGATTCTGGTATTGCACAAGGGAAGGCAATTTGGAACGACTATGCTAACAAAATAAAAACTTTATAAATGTTCCAATGTCTAATATGAAATATTGATTTCATATTGACAACATAATATAATCCCACCATCAACATAATTGTAACTCACAATTTACATTTTATCCTAAAGAATGTGATGACTCATGGAGCCCCTACTATCAGGCCAAAACCCATCAGTGCGGAAATTTTAACTTTCGGATGACAACATGGACCTCGTTAAAGACGAGAAAGGAGTTTATGCAATGGAAAACAGAATGGGTGCTGATGACGTTATGGCCCTTACTGGTAAGAATGTCGCATTTTCGAGCAATCCTCTTTTGTGGCTTATTACACTCGGCGCGTTCGGGTAGGTTGGACTGTTCGGAAATAATAACAATGCAAACGATGCACAGATATTCGCCGCTATCCGGGATCAGATCCAAGGAGTGTCTTCGACGATACTTGCAAATCAAGACGATCTTCGATACGCAAACATAACTAACCATCTTGGACAAAGGAGCTGCTAATGTGTTGGGATTCACTACGTTACTTTCAGAAGGCCGAGTTCAAAGAAGATCCACGCCGCGTTGATAAAAGGCTCGTCCTACTCATGGACAGTATTCGCCACAAGGCTGGCGTTCCTATTGTCATACATGAAGCATGGGCATCCAGCGGACACGCCCCGAAGTCATACCATTATACAGGTCAAGCAGTTGACTTCCATTTCATTGGTCTTGACTACTGGACGCAATGGGGTATTCTTTCTTCGTGCCGCGAAATTGGGGGTTTGGGATTCTACCCTAACTGGA